AAAGGGATAATATCCGGCGCCGTGCAAGCCGTTTGGGGCTTCGTTACGACCGCATGGAATAACATTAAATCGGCTACATCAACGGTATTTAATGCGGTTAGAACTACGATATCGACGATATGGGGCGGTATTAAGTCGTTTTTTACCGAGACTTTATCGAATATTTGGACGACGGTAACCGATAAATTCTCGGACATCGTTTCGGCAACAAGCGAAAAAATGGGCGAGGTCAAGGATAAGATCGTCGAGATATGGGACGGAATAATCGACTTTTTCAAAGGCATTGACCTAACGCAAATCGGTAAAGACATAATCCAAGGATTGATTAACGGTATAGGCTCGATGGCATCGGCGGCTTGGGATAAGGCTAAAGAAGTCGGTAACGGCATTGTAAACGGCATTAAAGGCGTCCTCAGGATCGGATCTCCGTCGAAAGTCTTGCGGGAGGTCGGCGTATGGACAGGCGAGGGGCTGGCGATTGGTTTAGAGAAAGCGGACAGTCTAGTCGCAAGAGCAGCGGACGGATTGGCGGAATCAGCGATAATCGAACCGCAGGAAATCGACATGTCTTACGCTACGCCGGACGGAGTTAGAACGACATTATCGAGTGCTGTTCGAGGTACGGTTGACGTGGATGCGCGTGAGGATAAAATCGTGGACGCCATCGATGGACTGCGACGCGATATGTCGAATATGCGTATTGAATTAGATAGACGTGAGATGGGGCGATTTATAAACGGAGAGATAACGCAAGGACGAAGTGATAGTATTCGAGGAGGAGGGAGACGTAGGATATTATGAGTAGTTTAGATGAGCTTTTAGCGCAAGATGTATACGAGTCGCGCGTATGGATTGATGATGATCTTTTGCAAGACGAAGAAATTATCGTACTACTGCCCTCGGAAGAGCCTGCGGTTCCTTCTATCCGGAATATTAGCGTTACGGTTCCGGGAATGCATGGCGCGTACGATTTCGGTGGGTATTTGGATCCGCGTGAAATTACGCTCCATCTCGTTTTTAGGCGTCAATCATATTCGAGTTTAAAGCGCCAAATAAGAACGTTCAATCGTCGTTTTTTTGACGAATATGGTCGACCTAAATTGGTTAAGCTCCGTTTTGGGGATGAATTGGATAAATATTATAACGTAAGATTGACGGATAAGATTCCGGTCGAACGATCGGCTAATCGCGGATTTTTAACGGTAAACTTAACGGCATATGACCCGTATGCTTATTCTATTGTCAACGCAAACGATGTCGTTTGGGGATCCGAGGAAGTGACGTTCGAGTGGTCGTATATGCTCGGTATGGATGGTTCGGGCGGGAGTCATATGGTTACAAGGCCTCAGGCTATCGATATTTTTAATGACGGAGAGGTAACCCGTCCTGTTATAGAGATTGATGGGAGCGCTCGTGGATTAGTTATAAGTGCAAACGGAAATAGGTTTGAGGTTCCGGATTTTAAAGATTCTGAATGGATTATTGGCGGAGATGATTACGTCGTTATACGAAACGGAATTGATGATTTAGGTGCGATTTACGGAGATTTTATTCATTTAACGAATGGAGTTAATACCGTCGAAATTACCGGAAGTTATCTCGATTTTGAAATGTCGATTAAATATCGAGATAAATACATTTAAGGAGTTGATACCTTGGCGAAGTATATTCATAGAGATGACACGTTAAACGAAGGACGTGTTAAACTTAATAGAGCGATAAGTAGTGCGAATAATGCTGAAAAGGATGCTAGTAATGCGTTGGAGATCGCGAAAAGATCGGATGCTAAATCAGATAGTACGCAAGAACAACTCGATCAGATTGTAATTGAGGGTGATTCGAGTATCGAGGCGGCGCAGGCTAGAGTAGACGAGAATGGCGTTCCTCATAATTCTTTGAAGGAGAGAATTGATTACGGTTTCATTAACGTAGATTCAAGGATAGATGAACTTTCTAAGAATATAAATTTTATTACTTATGATTCGTTCGGTGTTGATGGGAGGAAGAAATTCTTCAACCCATCAGACGGTGAGTATTATTTAGATGATGAATTTACCATCCATTACGATGTTGATGACGGGGTCAAGATAAAGGAATGTCACGAATACGCCAATGAACATAATCTGCCGGTACTGAACTATAGCGGGGACTATGTTATCAGAGATACTAGAAACATTGAAATAATGACTAATGTCGAGTGGGGTCATTCGACCTTTCATATAGACGAGTCTCGGTCTATTGCTGATGGAGACCATGTTTTTAATATAAAAGGCGAGAACGATTTCTTTGAATTAGATAGTAATTTATTCCCAGAAATACTTCCTTACCTCAGGAAAGGAAGTACTGAGATACCTACTCTCGAGGACTATAGGAACCACTTCGCGGTTATATTTGATGATACCAAGAGAATAGGGATTAGGCAGGGATCAAATGCGGATAACGGGATGACTCTCCAGGAGTTTTTTTATATAGATGAAGCGGGAGAGTTGTTCGGTGAGGTGACGTGGGACTTCGATAATTTAACTAGAGTCTTATTAGTCGAGTGCGATAATAATTACGCCGTAATAAATGGGGGGTCCTTTCTTTTAAGCGGTAATTCTGATGAGAGTGGTGAATATATTAAAAACGGATTCGGAATATTTAGAAGCCGCGTAAGGATTGAGAATCAGTTCGTGGGATTGGACGGCCCTCGGGATGAATCTCTTTCTAGCACTTCGGGGTTTTACTACTTTAAAGATGTTTATGATGTTAGTTTAGACGGCATTAGGTTGCTTCCTAGAATCTCTAACGCCGGTAGGGGCACATACGGCATTGGAGGACATAGAGTGCTGAAGCCTATATTTAAAAATATTACCGCAAACGGGTCTGATGACCATTGGGGAATACTTGGAATGAACTTAGTTAAAGATATGATAATAGAGGACTCCGACTTGAATAGAGTCGACGTGCATTTCCATGCATGGAACATCACTATTAACAATAGCTCCATAGGGAAACGTAGAATATCCTTAACCGGCGGGGGAAGGCTTATTATGAACGGAGTTACAGTTAATTCCGTATCTTACATAGTATTCCGGAATGATTATGGTGCTGTTTGGGATGGGGATATCATAATTAATGATGGGGAATTAATAGTGTCGGGGGATACGGAGACTCGAATCTTAAATTTCGTGCCGTCCCCCGGAGATTATAGACGCCCGTTAGTTTTTGGGCATAAAATACGTGTTAATAACTTTAATTTCGATTATAGACAATTCCCAAACGTCAATAAAAAAGCAAGATTAATTATCTTTACTGATGAGGTCGAATTTTCTGGTGTGAGACCTATATTCCCATATGAGATGGATTTCAGAAATATTGACGTTATAGGTCGTCGTGAGGGATGTACGTTACTAAAGATAGAGAAACCTAATCTAGTGATGACATCTAAGGAAAATAATTATAACGTAATACCTCATAGCGTTGAAGTCATACCTAATGCTCTTTATAGATTCGAAAATGTATACACTCATGAAATTATAGACGTACCACAATCGACTTCCAACTATCATCTATTTTTTAATGTTCTAGGATCGGATGAGTATTTAGATAAATACTCTTTAATTCCCCACATCGAATTTATAAACTGCAAGTATTTATCCTTACAGCCTAAGAGTTCGATAGCAAAGATTACAATAGACGGATCTATCATATCGTCACTAGATGCTTACGAGGGAGGGCATGGGAGGTCTAGGATAGATATAAAAAATTCAGAATTAAGACCTAACATAGTAGATGTAGGTGATCCTGCGTATACAGTCGGAGGATGTGAGGTGAGTTTACTGAATAGTAAAATTTATCCTATTAAATACGAGGGTGTATTTAATATGAAGGACTCGATCGAGGGAGGACTGCACTTTTTCTCCGAGAAGAGTGATGGTATCTATGTTAAAACACACAACTACTTAGGTGTTAAACTCTCTAGGGATTTAATGGTTTATCTCTATAATAACTCGGAGTATCAATCTAAATTAAGTGATTTATATTCTGCGTTAAAGTGCAATACCCGAGCAAATTACGAGGA